CCTAAAGAACCGCTTAAGTATTTGGAATCATTAAAGAATTTCGTTAAAGAAGCCAACGCAGATTTGCCGAAAGAGCAAGAATTGGTTAATATTGTTGCAGAAATACAACAGTTAATTGATAGTACGATTTATAAGTTGAAATATTTGCGATGAAAATTAGCGGTGTTTACTTTATTAGAAATAAAGTCACAGAAAAGTGCTATGTAGGCTCATCTATTGATATTTATCGTAGATGGACAAGGCATAAAGACGAATTAACAAAAAATAAACATCATTCTGCAAAACTGCAAAATTCATGGAATAAACATGGAAATGACAATTTTGAATTTATTTTGATTCAAAAAGGTTGTCAAACTGTTTTAACTAAATTAGAACAAAAATGGATAGATTTGTGTGATTCATATAAAAATGGTTATAACTGCGCTCCAATAGCAAATAATGTAGGATTTTTGCCTAAGACAGAACAACATAAACTAAAAATTGGCGCAGCGCACAAAGGCCGTAAATTATCTGAAGAATCTAAAAATAAAATTCGTCAAAAAGCCATTGGAAGAAAAAGAAATCCAATGAGTCAAGAAACAAAGCAAAAAATTGGACAAGCCAATAAAGGCAAAAAACATACAGAAGCAACTAAAAAATTACTTTCTTTGCAAAAAACAGGTGTTTCGCATGGAAGAAAATTGTCTGATGCACATAAAACTGCTTTGCTTGCAGGAAGAATTAAAAACAAGCAAAATATTATCAATTTAAACAAGTAAGGAATTGCCATGCCACTCGACAAGTCTGGGTCAGCCCAATCAGTAGGAAAGAATATTAAAGCCGAGATAAAGGCTGGCAAAGGTAAGCGCCAGGCAGTCGCTATTGCTTTAAATGTTGAGCGTGAATATGCTAAAGGTAGCCGCAAAGCAAAACTAGAGTCTACCTATGACAAATATGTCAAGGAAAAAGACTAATGAAACACATGACAAGAAGCTACCCACCAGAGAACGCTATGCTAAGAGAGCATAAAGAGTCTACTCTTGAGAAACAGCAAAAAAAGCGCCAAGAGAAAAACCCACCGTTAGAGCTTGACGATAGCAACATTCTTAATAAAAAAGCCAACCAAAGAATGAAGCGTAAAGAGGCTTTGTCTAAGGCTATGAACAAATACCACGACCCTGACATTGTTGGTTAATTATGGCTACATTAGCGGATTTGCTTAGAAACGGTTATACACCGCCCACAGAGTCACCAATGACTGATGTGGTTAAAGATTATGTTGCCGCAATTCCGCAGAAATTTCAAGAAAACGCCATAAACACCAATAATATGGTGCAAAACGCTATGCCGTATGACTTTGCTACGCATAGCTTTCAAAAAGGCCCTACATACGAAGAATTCCTAAACTATGCCCCTAATCTTATGGGCGCTACTGCATGGCATGGCACACCCCACAAAATTCAAGGTGCATTTGACATAAGCAAAGTAGGTACTGGCGAAGGTAATCAAACTTTCAGTCATGGTATGTATTTTGCTGAAAACCCTAAAGTTGCAGGTCAATACCAAAAAGCATTGTCTGGAAGAACTGATTTAGGTCAAATGCCTTCTGACCCAGCTTTTATTCATGCTGTTGAATCTTTTAGAGAAGTAGGCACTCCATTAAACGCAATCCCTGCCGAAATGAAAAAGGCTTATAAATCAGTTACAGATAAAGATATTCAATTAGCCATTCAGGCTACCGAAAAAGGCAATTTGTACAAAGTTGACATTCCTGACGAATATTTGCCAAATATGTTGCATTGGGATAAACCTTTAACACAACAAACCCCACAAGTAAAAAAAGCCTTACAAAGTCTTGGAATTAATACAGACAAACAAAAATTAAACGAATTTGACAATGCTTTGCTAGAGGCGTTAACTGGTGATGCAAGAACAACATTGCCAAAACAACCTACAAATCCATTAGGGTCTGAAATATATGAAAGATTGTTAAAGGGTGACCCAGCAAGCAAATCTGCAAAATTAAATGAATTGGGTATAAAAGGCGTTAGCTATTTAGATGAAGGTAGCAGAGGATGGCGTATGCTTACCCCTGAAGAAAGTACAAGTGGTAAATATGTAGTAGGCAAACACCCTGGCGGTGGCCCAGAACAGAAATATTTTGACAATTTAAAAGAAGCACAAGATTACTTTAATCAAAATCAAACTAGAAATCATGTAGTGTTTGAACCATCTGCAGTAAAGATATTAGAAGAAAATGGTGTGCCATTGACTCGTAAAAAGTTGATTGAGAAGCAAGTCAAAGATTTAAAAGACTGATATACTAAAACCCTTATAAATCAAACACTTGAGTTTATATGGACAATAAAGTAGAACAAACTAGAAAAAAGACAGGTGGTCGTAAGGCTGGAGTGCCTAATAAGGTCACTCAAGAGGCTCGTGAGGCTGTTAAAGCGCTTCTTGATGCTAACCTACCATATTTGCAAACATGGCTTCAAAACACCGCTGAAGGCTTATTTGACGATGCTAGTGGAAAGTGGATTGTGCCACCTAATCCTGGCAAAGCCTGCGACATAGTGCAAAACATGGTTGAGTATGCTGTGCCTAAACTTGCAAGGACTGAAGTTGTAGGCGATGAGAAAGCTCCTGTGCGGATGGTGGTGTCTTGGAAGAAATAGACCTAAGATTAGGCGATTGCCTAGAAATAATGCGTACCATACCTGATAAATCTATAGATTTAGTGCTTACAGACCCACCATACGGCATTGGAATAGCTAAAAACCCATTTAGGCAAAAGTTTGAAAAGAAAGAGTGGGATAATTTTATACCTACCAAAGAGTATTTTGATGAAATATTTAGAGTAAGCAAACATCAAATAGTTTGGGGTGGTAATTACTTTTCTAAAAGTTTGCCGCCTAGCCGTTGTTTTTATATATGGGATAAGGTTCAGCCTGAGAAATTTAGCTCGGCTATGGTGGAAATGGCATGGGTTAGCAAACAATCACCAGCCAAAATGTTTCGCCAAAGAGTAACGGCATTTAAAAAACATCATCCTACTACTAAGCCAATTAATCTTATGGAATGGTGTTTGGCGTTTTTTCCTGATGCTAAAACAGTATTAGACCCATTTATGGGTAGCGGAAGCACAGGAGTGGCTTGCAAACACGCTGGCATTAGCTTTATTGGTATTGAGAAAGACCCACAATACTTTGAAATAGCTAAAAACAGGCTTGAAAATGAATGATGAAATAGTCCAAGAAGTCGAACTCGACTACAAGCCTAGAAATGTATTTGTAGACTTTCATGAGCGTCAGCAGCGTTGGGCTGTTGTAGTGGCTCACAGGCGCTGCGGAAAGACAGTAGCCTGCATATTAGATTTATTGCATAGGGCTATTAGCGAAGGCAAAGAAAACGCTCAATACGCTTACATTGCCCCTTTTTATAGTCAGGCTAAGTCGGTTGCATGGTCATATATTAAACGCTATGCAGAGCCAATTATGGTTAGGGCTAATGAATCAGAGCTATGGATTGAGCTTATTAATGGCGCAAAGATAAAACTATTTGGTGGCGATAACCCAGACGCTTTGCGTGGAAACTACCTTGATGGCGTAGTTATTGACGAAACGGCTGATATGAAGCCTAGATTATGGGGCGAGATTGTGCGCCCATTGCTTTCTGACCGTGAGGGTTGGGCTGTATTCATTGGCACACCTAAAGGCCATAATTCATTCTATGAGCTATATAAAAATGCCACACAAGACAAAGATTGGTATGTAAAGGTATTAAGAGCTAGCCAAACAAATGTAATTCCGCAGAATGAATTGTTAGATGCCAAAAAGACTATGACAGACGGTCAATTTCGTGCTGAGTTTGAGTGCGACTTTGAGTCTGAGATATTAGGAGCTATATATGGCGTAGAAATGCGTATGCTTACAGATAATGGGCATATTACACCAATAGAGTTTGACCCTATGTTTCCCTTGTTTTCAAGCTGGGACTTGGGTTACAGCGATGATACGACCATTTGGACATGGCAAGTCGTGCATGGAGAAGTTAGATTTCTTGATTACCATTCAAGCAATGGTAAGTCTGTGCCATTCTATACAGCCTACATTGCAGAGAAAGAAGCAGAGTATGGAGTTAAATATACGACTCATTTTCTGCCACATGATGCTAGAGCTAAAACACTAGCAAGTGGTGGAAAGTCTATAATTGAGCAACTTTCTTTGAAAATTCCGTTAAAATCTATGAAGATTGTGCCAAATTTATCACTTCAAGACGGAATTCAGGCAACTCGCATGATGTTATTGAGAAGTTGGTTTGACCCTAAGTGTGAAGAAGGCATTGAATGTTTGCGCCAATACCAGCGTGAATATGACGAAGATAGGAAAGTATTTAGAGATAAACCCAAGCACGACTGGACATCGCATGGTGCAGACTCGGCAAGAATGGCAGCCGTAGCTTGGAGTGAAGAAGCAA